GCAATCAGATTGCACTAAGGGTAAACGGAACTAACAAATTTACACCTGTGAATGACTATGACAACGCACTAAATCAAAATTTGGACATTAGATTTTTTAAAAATAGAGCCAACGAACGTATGGGCGGCAAGATGGCTGAGTTCATAAGTTTTGCTGGTATGCCAGGACTTGGTGGCACAGATGTAAGTGAAGTAGAACGTATGGAAGGATACCTCGCTCACAAGTGGGCACAAGAAGGAAGTTTGCCTGCAAATCATCCATACAAAAGTACTGCGCCGGCAACAGATGTTTTAAGCACTGACACTTCTACAAAAGTTACACTTGACGGTAGCAACATTGATAGAATAGCACTATGGAAGAATCACAGAGCAACGTCAGGTAATATGGCGTTTAACACATATAACAAAGACGTAAACACTCGTCCTACAAGTGGATTGATGTATCCACGTACAAGAACACGCAGGCGTGGGTAAATACTAATATGGCATATGAGAGTTCAAAAATAACAGCGGTACCTTACTTCTACGACAAACAACTGCGCAAATACATTCAGCAGTTTATTCGTATCTTTGCGGGCTTTCAAGTAGCCATGCATGTAAACGAAGAAGGTGAAATTGTATATCAAACTGTACCAGTACGTTACGGTGATGTAAGCAGAATGGCTGCACACATTGTAAGAGAAAATTCAGAGAACATGTTGCAGACAACTCCGTTTATTAGTTGTCATGTAACAGGACTAGAGCCAGCCCCAAACATGAGAACGTTTCCTCAATACGAAGAAACTGTTCCAGTTTATGAAAAAAAGTATAACGAAGAAACAAACAGTTATGAAAATGAAGTTGGACAACAATACAGCATTAAAAGACATCAACCTGTACCTTATCAACTTACTATGCAAGTTGACATGTGGACTAGTAACACAGAACAAAAACTACAACTGTTAGAACAAATACTAGTATTGTTCAATCCAACACTTAATATTCATACCAATAACAACGCAATGGACTGGAGTACACTCAGCTATGTAGAATTAATTGCTACTACGTGGAGTATGAGAGCAATACCCAGCGGCATTGACGATATCATTGATATTAGTACTATGACATTTACACTACCTGTATTAATTAATCCTCCTGCTAAAGTTGTTAAAAACACAGTGATACACACTATCATTGACAACATTGAAGATGTAACAGACGAAGGATTAGAAAGTCTACGTGCAGGAGAAAACTATACTCCTCTATTCACCAGCTATAAAATTGTTACACTAGAACAGTACAAGATGAAGTTTAACATTGACAATAGTGGCAATGCTACTGCACAACTGCTTAATCAAAATGGCAGTAATTTAGATGATAACTCTGTTGCACTTAACTGGGCAAATGTACTTAAACCGTTTGGTGTAGTTAGAGATGATGTAAGTCAACTGAGACTAAAACAAACAGCAGATCCTGCAGATACTACCAACGACATTATTGGAAATATAAAAATAAACACTACCAATGCAAATCTATTAGATATTATATTAGATTCTAGCACTGTACCCAGCAACACACAAGGCGTAGTAGACGCAGTAATTGATCCACAAATTAACTCACCCGGTGACGGAACACTAACTGCTGCCGCTACTGGAGATAGATATCTACTTACCAAAGATGTTGCATTTGGCATTGGATGGAATGGTAGTGCTGGTAAAGAGAATGATATTATACAATACAACGGATCAAGTTGGGATATTGTATTTGATGCAAGTTCTATTACCACTATACAATATATCACAAACACAACAACACAAGATAGCCTAAAATGGACAGGAAGCAAATGGGTCAACACATTTGAAGGCACATACAATCCTGGCTTCTGGCGCATATACCTATAATGATACAAGCAAGCGGATGCTGTTTTCTAGCCTTAGATACAGGCAGAATCATGCTACAACAAAGAAGTAAAAAAACAAGTCATCCACTCACATGGAGTTTTTGGGGCGGCAAAAGTGAAAACAACGAACGCCCAATAGAAACACTGTTGCGAGAATGCAAAGAAGAACTAGGTCCATTACCTGATATTGAAAAAGTATATCCTCTGCACACGTTTTTGAGTGACGATGGCAAGTTTACATATCACACATTTTGTACTACAGTGTTTGAAGAATTTATTCCACAGTGTAATCATGAGAGTGCAGGTTATGCGTGGGTTAGTATAGACTGTTGGCCCAAGCCTTTGCATAGAGGTGCAAGAGTTGTACTACAAAGACCAGAGATGATTGAAAAAATTACTACTATATACAACAGACAAAAAGACAAGTTGGACTTACCAAATTGGTTAGATAGTTTTTAATTATTTTTCATTCTGGTTTAGTTGGCCAATCAAATGATTGAGGCGTTATACCACCTTTTTGATCTTCTGTCATTGAATCATACTCCGTAGAAAATGTTCCTGGAACGTCTCTCAGTTGCTGTCTATATGTTAACATAGCATCTCTAAATTCATCTGTTACTGTTACATCTGGTAAGTGAATATAATCAGTGGCTGCTAAACGTTTGTCACGCTCTTCTCTGCACCAAATCATACATTGGTCTTTCCATTCTTGGTCTAGTTGTTCTGCTGTTTTAATATTTTGTTCCATGTTAATGTGCCTGATCGCTTATTTGAAACGCCCATACTTGAAAATTTACTGTACTATTACCATTTGACCATACTTGTAAGCCATGATTATTAGCGTTTCCACCAAACCTCTTAAATCTAGCATACAAGATTTGACTGTTTGTGGCATGTCCAGATCCTGTCATGTATATGTTAGTAGCATCGTTTGAGTTTGTTGAGCTAGAATACCATTGCATTAATCCAGTCCAAGTTTCACTATACCAAGGACTGGTGCTGATTTTACATGATATAATATATGGTCCTGATTCTCCTGTCCAGGCGGTTCTAGGAACCACTGTTTGAGCAGAGGTTGTTAAGCCAAAAGAACTATTAGAATATATTTGCTGTCCATGTCCGTCAATTCCATATTGATGTACTGTTGCCATTTATTTGTTCTCCAATTTCTCTTTTAGCATATTTATCTGCCCTTGTTGTTCTTTGATTGCTTCAATAAGAAGACCTACCATGTTACCATATGCAACTGATTTAATTCCATCTTTATCTTCACTAACAACCTCTGGTAATACCTTTTCTACTTCTTGAGCAATAATACCAGCCTGTCGAGGATTGTCTTCTATATCATTTCTATTGAATGTAACACCTCGTATCTGTAAAACTTTATCTATCGCATTTGGTATAGGAGTAATATTATCTTTAAGTGATATATCAGAGCTGGCGTTTACAGTACCTGTGGCTAGTATATTACCTGACACATGAAGTTTTTCTGATGGATTAGTAATGCCAATACCAACGTTACCTCCTACTGGATTTAATGATATCGGATAACCGTTGTTAAATGCTGGATTATAACCATCTGCTAAATACCCAGCTTGTATCCAACTTGAATAAGGAGAACTTTGCATATTACCAAACGCTAATCCATCGCCGCCACTGCCGTCAAACTTTGCCACTGATGTTGCAGCATTAATTGTATCACTTGTAGTATCTCTGAGATGTAATTTAGCTGATGGAGTTGATTTACCAATGCCAACGTTGTATCCAAATATAGCATCGCCGTTATCTTTCAAACGCATTGCATCGACATTACTACCACCAATTGTATTATTCCAAAACGCTAATCCCCCAACTGGGTTGTTTCCAGAAGTAACACCAGTATTAAAACTTGTTTGATTTGATCCTCTAGATATATTCCATTCAGGATCAATACCATTGCGGCCGCCGCCGCCATGATGTTTAAATTTTACAGTCGCAGCTAAATTAGCATTAATGCCTTGAACTTTAAGAGTATGATATGTTGAATTATTACCAACAACAAGTGTATAGTCAGGACTAGCAGTCCCAATACCAACGTTGCCGTTATGATCAATGACCATGCGTGTTGTGGGGTTTAAATTACCTGTAGAAGTTGCTCCACCAGTTTCAAATGCTAATCCAGTCTGTTCAACGCCAAATACATACGCACTGATACCAGCCATTGTTCTACTAACATCACCGACCCAACGAATACCTGCACCTCTGCCTACTTGCCAAGCTGAGATACCTTGATGAAAAGTTACTAAGTCTTCTCTGTCAGATCCAGTTGTATGATTAGTTGCGGCTCTTACGTTTAGTCTAGAGACTGGTTCACTCACGTTGGTTGACGCACCAATACCAACGTTGCCGTCTGAAATGGTTACAACATCTGTATTTGTACTATTAACTTGCTGACGTAATACGATTTGACCTGAATTGGAATCTTTCTTAACAAATTTTATACCGCCAAGAAATTGTGAAGAATTATAACCATATAGATATCCAGCTGCACTTCCGTTTGCAACACCTGAAATATTTTTTAGTTCAACTCCTGCATAACTACTGCTTGATGTTTCAAATTTAACGACACTACTACTTGTGCTTTTAACATGGAGTTTTCTGTCAGGGTTATCTGTACCAATACCAACATTACCGTCGCTGTTAACAGTAAAATATTCAGTTCCAGTATTACCCGAATCTTTCCAAATAGTGAAAGCATTACGATTATCTGGAATACCAATCGCCCAGTCACCGACATTATTAACATCGTAGCGTATAAATGCACCATTTCCAGAGGCGACTTCATTTCTCAAAAAAACTATTGTGCCATCAGATGGATCTTCAGATGATCTAACATCTAGTTTTACCGTAGGCGTAGTGATTCCTATACCTACTCTACCAACATTTTGATCAATATGTTCAATTCGCATTGTTTCATAAAATATAGGTTGGCCATTTGAATCAGAGCCATATGTATGACCTAATGCTATATCGCCATTATGATTTCCAAGAGCCGTTACTCCGCCACCTGTTTGTTGACCAACAGAAAACCCTCTACTGTTAGTTTGACCAGCCCTTGTAATATCAAAAGGCCAAGAATAGTCTGATCCGGAAAGTATACTATCTGTTGCTATTCTAAAATTAAATATATCAGGAGTATCTGTATTAATACTAACGTTGCCATCGCCACGAACAAAAAGATAAGGTGTTGATCCGGATTGATCGTACAATCTAAAGTTTGCATCACTTGAGTTGGTACCAGCATTAATTAATGCACCATAGCTTTGACCAGTTGTAGAATTTCCACCTACAAATAATCCATTTGTATTTGCATCACCTCTTACAACTAACTTTCCTTCTGTAGGAGTAGTGTCTCCGATACCAACATTACCACTGCTTGAAATTACAAGTCTATGAGAGCCGGCTGTACCGTCATATATTGTAAATATATCAGAAAGTGGGCCATGTGCAGTTATTTGATATTCTCTTGCATCATTTTTTAATC